TCCCCCCTAAAACTGCTTCCTGTATAGCTTCCCCTACCCCCATAAGTCTACGTGATTCAGCATTCTCTCTTACAGAGATGGCGTGTTGCTCTAATAGCTCTGGTATCGGGGGAGCACCCAAGGCCATAGTCTCAATATAATCCTGAGACATGTCATTAGGTTGTTTCTTTATCTTTTTCCACAAGGTAACAGGACTGATAAGAACACCTGAGCTACTTAGATTCAGACATTCCTTGAATAGAATGCTGTGTCCTGCGTGGAAGAAGTCCCCCTCTTTAACAATAGATCTAACGGTATCTAAATATTCTGGCCTAATGATTACTGCTGATAGTAGACGTTTCTCCTCGTCCACTATCTCTTGAAGTCTGGGGTCCATCCTCTATGCTCCATTCAATTTCATTTTCATACTGTGAATATAGTGTTGACCTTGGCTCTTTAGTATTAACAGCTAACTTGTAAGCGTTCATGAAAGCATCACGGAACTTACGGTCCCCCATTCGGTCAAGAGCCTGACCGATCACTCGATCTGTCCCCTTCAATCTCAAGAGAGCTTCCCCCATCCAGGGGTCTCCCTCAATCCTAATGCACACACCACCTTCCATAATATTCCCAAGCACAGGGGAATTGAGCAGTCTCCATAGAGCTACTCCTGGTGACTTGTTATCCTGATACTCTTCTGCATTGAACCGTTCCTTCGATGGTTCCCAGAATGTAGAGCCGTGCTTCTTAAAAGTGTTGGTTGCTTCACACTTAGCAACATAGTTGACAGTCCCTGTCATGACTGTACTCCTGCCGAACTTATTGACAGCCTTCAACCAGTTGACATAAGCCTGTCCCTTCTCACCTACCTTACTCGCATCCGCCCCGCGATAGATGCTCCAGTCTTCTTCAAACTCTTTCGGGTATGTACCTCTGGTATGGGAGACCTCCCTTTCTTGCCCATCCTTAATGAACAAGTCATGGCTGAGATTCAGTATCATCTTCGATACATTGATCTTCTGATTGCCTGACTTGCTCAGAACCTTGCTAGTCTTGACGGTGATCAACCCAAGTTCTTCATACCCCTTAAGCCTAGTCCTGAACTCCTGTCTTGTCATCGAGCAAACCTCTGCCGATTTAGTCATGGTAGAATGAACATGACCAAACTCATCAGAGACAAGAATGAAATGAAAAAGTGGGTTCTTATAGACTATATGTTTGTAGTACGGGTGATTAGATTTTATAGAAGAATCAAGTATAAGATTTGATTTAACCTTCTTTTCTTTCATTACCTTACCCACTCATGTAGGGATCTTCCATGTCAGCATATTGATCTTGATTAATTGAGGGTGGTGATTTCTCACCGCTATCCTCTCTCGATTTATTCTTCGCATCCCCAATCATATTCAAGGCTTTATCCTTGGCTGTCTTGGGTTCAGGATCTCTACCAACATGTTCCTGAGAAAACCAGGCATCTATCGTACCCTGCGATGTCTTGACTAGCTGACTGTACTTCTCCCAATCAGCGTCAGAGATCTTAGGTTTCTTCGCCTTAACATCAGCGTTCATGGCTTCTCTTAATTTCTCAAGGTCAGCACCATACACATCCAATGTCTCTTTCGTGAGCCCACCTTTCGCTACGGCATCCTTCTGATTCTGAAGGCATCGATCATACAAAGCAGCAACGTCCCCGCCCTGCCTCTTCATGTTTTCTATTCGTGCCTTCTGTTCGGGATTTGGTGGCCCACCTTCACCAGTGGTTTCCAAGTGAGAATCATTCTCAACATCTTCTCGTGGGTCATATCCATCAATGGATTGCCCTTGGACCGGGATCTCATACTTGTAGAAGAGAGCATTCTTGTATGCGTAGCTACAGAACTTACCACTGGACTTATCACTGTTATCCATCCCTTCCCCAGGGGCAACGAACTGACTGTATTGTTCTGGCTTGTCAACATTAATGATCCTATATGTACAGGTTCCTGTCATGTGGTAGCCCTTACCGTTCGCACCAGTTTTAGTGTCGAGCCCTTCAATCCCGACCCACTCGATATCAAGTCTGTACTTACAGTGAAGTGCTGAGACTGTACCGAGTACATCCTCAACTCCCCTGAACTTGTACCCTTGATGCTTCTGGACTTTCGTCTTGCTGATCCCCTGCTCACAAAGTTCTGACTTAACACAGAGGATTCTCTGATGAACATTCATCCCCATAATTTCATCTAACGTGTGTTCATGCATACTCTACCTTGGTATAAGTTTTTAATACGTTATAATCCTGCGCCAACTCAGGATTGTCTTTTTTGAATTGAGTTGAATCGAATCGAGTTGATGTGACTTGCTTCACAGACATGACAGGGTTGCCCTCGTACTGATATCCCTCATGCTCGCCAAGCTTCGAGAGAAGGGAGTTCTCTATCTCCTTGATGGAATTCTGTTCTGTCTTGATCTGATCCTTCTTGATCTTGATCTTGTCAATCATCTCCATGATCTCCTCATCCGCTAAAGCCATCCCACCGGAACGGTCCCTGTTCCTCAGAACCTTAGAGGTGGCATCACTGCCATCGGTGGGTGGCTGTCCCCCCTGATGAAAGATCTCTCTCATTCTTATGAGATGATCCCTCAATTCAGAGATAAACTCATCGTCCCTCTTAACCACGTACCAGTTCATGTAATAGGGGACGTCTGACATTACATCATCAACACTCTCCCCAGCATTGATTGCATCGACCGCCATTGGGAGAGTGGACGGGTCTTTGATGATAAGGACAGGGTTGATACAACCATCCAGCTCATCAACAAGCATCTGGTGTTGCATCTGAATATAGTATTGAGCAACCGTATCTTCTGATCCCGATACACCAAGTTCCTTACGGACCTGCCAGTTAGAGGTGGACTTAGTTTCCATAGCCCAGCGACCAGGATAGATATCATTCTCGACCAAATGAAAATCCTTGTTGCAACAGATCCATGAGTGTTGCTTGTTCCCCAACATGTAGGGGTCATTGAACACATCAACCTCGATCATCTCTGATGCGTAGTTCCCCACCCAGTCCTCGATGAGTCTCCCGAATACAATCTTGTCCCATGATTTTGAATGACTGAGATCCCTTGGTTGCTCCTGTCTCATCTCTTCAAAGACTTGCGTAGCAGAAGAATAAACCCCAAGTAGAGCAGGACTTTGGGAAGCAGAGAAGTAACCCATTCTTGAATACTTCTGTTTCATCTCAGAGAACTCTTCAGGTTTCATGTCCTGAGTGTTAGCTAGGATCTCCCCCTTTGGGGTGAAATCTTTAGGCGTGGGTATCAGCATTCAATCCCTCTTCAGCAAGTTTGTTAACTGTTTCCTGAGTCACCCTTGCGGATGATCCCAACTTAACCACAGGGATCTTCCCCTGATGCACCCAATTCCTTATAGTCTGTTCAGCGAGACCCAAGATCTCAGCCACTTCCTTATACTTGTATAACCTATCCATGTTCTTTCCTGATATGATAAGTTGAACAATCAACCAATGTTAAAGTGCTTCACATCACTTCAATTCATATCATATCACATCATTCATCAACTGTCAAGTACAAAAGTAAACATTTATTTAGTATCAGATTTGAGTAGGATCTAGGATCACACCAAGATTAATAGCGTTCAGATCCGCATCTGATACATAGCAGACCTTGCCCTTGTCCGTCTTGCTCCCAGGGTGTTGACAGATCCTGTTCATCCCTTTATTTACAGGGGGATTGTTTCGTTTCTGCTTCCTTAGATTAGGTAATCTTTTTGGGGAAGCCCTCATCTTTTTCATGTGATCCGATGTATGCTTAAACTCTTTCTGCAAACACCCACAACTTTTGATTTCTAATCTCTGAACGTGATGAAGTCTTATTTTCTTGTAGTTCCCACAGTCACACCTGAACAGCATAACTTTTCGGTATCCCTCATCTCTATGCGAGAACTTAACTATTGTAAGACGAGTCCCTTCGATCTTCCCAGTGACTTGTTGTGAACTAGCCATAGACCTCAAGGTACTGATTCGTGTTCTCCATCAGCTCGCACAACTGCAACTCTTCTATGTCTTCACTAGGTAAATTGTTTGAGAGGGCTATGACTGCACTATGAAGTCGCTTGATTAAATCAAAAGACTCACGCTCATACTCATGTGAGAGTTGGTTCTGTAACTCTACCATCTCTGATACTGATATCTTCATCGATAGTCTCCCTTGCTATTTCAAAATCTCTTGGGGCATGGAATAGAATACGAGGTGATCTGCCCCCAGACACCAACCTCATGACAACATCAAGTCCGTCCGGACCTGTTATTCTGATTTGATTATTTTTTTTCAGGCTAAGAACTAGCCCCCCAAGATTCCCCATTCTTGATCTCCACATGAACTGGGTCTAACGAATAAACAAATGTGCCGTTGTCTACCACGATCACTCCGTTGGGGTACTGACGGCACGGTTTAACCACTTCTTTAACTCTCCCACTGACTCGTTCACAGATACCGTTGAATTCCAACTCGAACCTCACTTTCTTCCCGATCATACGCATCCTTTAATATGAATATGGGGGCATGGTTTTGTGTACGGGGCCTAGGTCTCCCTGCAAATGCCTACTCGCCCATGCGTTTCCCACTGCCTATGGACTCGACATTTTTTACACGTATTCATACCCCCAATTTGAAGTAGGATGATCCATAATACATATCGATAGAACACTTACAAGTAATCAAGTAAACATTATAAAGAGAAGAAGAAATCAGACCCAGGGTCACAGAGCAACTGGACCTTTTCTTCGTTGTAGTAGTTTACTTTCTGATAACACAGAGATGCTATCTGCTTAACGATTTCATACTGAGCCATTGTGTCTCTCAAGTCTGGGTCGTCAACATCACCTGTCAGAAAAGATAGATAAATCCTGTGCCCGTTGCTGTATCTGTCTCTGTAATAAGAGAGAGCCATCAGTTGATCGAGCCTGCTCTTAGCTAGTTCAGGTATTTCCATCAGAACCCAAAGATGACGGTTGCAGGGTCTTCCTTAGTCCCCTTCCTTCCGTGGTAATGGGAATCACTGTCCTCTTGGTACTCCAACCCAGACCGATGACGTTCATCATTAATCTTAACAGGGTAGACGACACGCTCGATGATCTCACCGTGCTCGTGTTGGGTTACTTTATTAATGTCGTAGCCCCACCGTTCTCGCATGCGCTCAACACTTGCTTCAGTTACATGGTCGTGCTTTGTGGTGAACTTCAGTATGATGTGACCTTTCTCCACAAGATTAATGAAGTCCTCAATGGTTCGATTCACGAACTCTGATTCTCGTATCATATTGCTCCTTCAATTATTGATACAGGTTTGAATTAGTAACAACATCGTTACAATGAACACGATTCTAAAAAGGAATTTCTTCATACTCCT